CCGCCTTCGGCAACTCCGGGTTCGACTGGCCCGACCGCCGCATCACCATCTCGCTCCCGCCCGCCGATCTGCCCAAGCAAGGATCCGGCTTCGACCTGCCGAAAGTCAAGATGTGCCATACTTACAGCATGACCAGACGAGCGATCATCTACACCCGCCTCAGCGAGGATCGGACCGGCGGCGGCCTCGCCGTCGCCCGCCAGGAGCAGGACGCACGCGAGCTCGCCGGCCGGCTCGGCTGGCCCGTCGTGGAGGTCCGCTCCGACAACGACGTCTCCGCCTTCTCCGGCAAGCCGCGGCCCGGGTACCTCGCCATGCTGGAGGATCTGAAGGCTGGCCGCGCCGACGCCGTCCTGGCGTGGCACACCGACAGGCTGCACCGCAGCCCGGTCGAGCTGGAGACCTACATCGCGGTCTGCGAGGCGCGTGGCATCCCAACCCATACCGTTACAGCCGGGCCACTGGACCTGACAACGCCATCGGGGAGAATGGTTGCCAGGATCCTCGGGTCGACCGCGAGGTACGAAATCGACCACAAACGCGAACGCCAGCGCCGCGCCCGCGACCAGGCCGTCGAAGCTGGCCGCTGGTCGGGCGGCCGGCGGCCCTACGGCTATCAGCCCGACGGTGTCACCGTGGTCGAGGCCGAGGCCACGGTCATCCGCTGGGCGTCCGAGCAGGTGATCGCCGGCCGGTCGTTGCGCTCCATCGCCGTCGAGCTGAACGACCGCGACGAGCGGACCTCGACCGGTGGGCCGTGGCGGCAGGACACGATCCGGGACGTGCTGCTACGCCCGCGTAACGCCGGGCTGATGGTGCACCGCGGCGAGGTCGTCGGCCGGGCCGGCTGGGAGCCGCTGATCGATGAGGAGTTGTGGCGCGGCGTCAAGGCCATCCTCACCGACGAGTCTAGGCGGACCAACCGGGGCGCACCGCCAAAGTGGCTGATGAGCGGTCTCGGACGCTGCGGTGTGTGCGGCGAGCCAGTCCGCTCAACCTCGGCCGGGTCCCGCGCCAGCCGCGGACGACCGACCCCACCCGCCTACGTCTGCGCCACCGGCAAGCACGTCGTGCGCAACGCCGCCGAGGTCGACAACCTTGTGACTGCCGTCATCCTCGAGCGGCTCAGCCGCCCGGACGCCGCCGACCTGCTCACCCAAGGCCGCACCGTCGACGTGGCCGCCCTGCACACCCGCCGCGCCGCGCTGGACGCCGAACTGGAACAGTGGCGCTCCCTGGCCGAGGCTGGCGAGGTCTCCCCGCCATCGTTCGCGCGGGCCGAGAAGGGCATCCTCGAACGTCTCCGCGAGGTCGATGCGGAGATCGGGCGGGCGAGCCGTGGGAGCGCCCTGCAGGGCATCGCGGGCGCGCCCGACCCCGCCAAGGTGTGGGCAAAGCTGGACCTGGACCGCCGCCGCGCGATCGTCGACGAGCTGGTCGCCGTCACCATCCTGCCCGCCCCTAAGGGCCGCCGCCCCGGCTGGAAACCCGGTGAGCCGTACTTCGACCCGGACACCGTGAAGGTTGAGCCAAAGCGTGGGTAGGGAGCCCGAACGGCAGAGCAGTCTGCTAGAATCTGAGCAGGGAGCCGCGGGCGCGCTTCAACTGGCCGGGCCGCCAGCACTCCCGAGCGAGCCGCCGACCAGAAGGCACTCGCCGCAAGCTCACGATCGGAAGCCGGAACCGCAGGCCTCACCCCCGCCGAGCCGCCATCCGAAGGCACTCGGTAGCTGAGCAGCCGAGAGGGTCGCCACCCAGGGCGTACCCGAGGACGGGACACCACTTCCTGGCCGATGCCCACTTCGGCATCCCCAGGAGGTCCCGGTGCCGATCTCTCCCGAAGGCCGGCGACGCCGCGCACGAGCCGCCGCGCTCTCCCGCCATCATCCCGACCAGCCCGAGATCGCCGCTGAGGATCGGCGCGAGCTGAAGGCCGCCGCCATGGAGCGGCACATCAAGGCGCTGGTCGACACGTTCCCACCGTTGACCGCCGAGCAGAAGTCCCGGCTTGCCGTGCTGCTGCTCACCCCGGGCGGTGATGGCGATGGAACGTAGAGACGCGGGAGGCGGCGCCCGCCCGGGACCGCCGCCTCAACCGCCACACGAGCCCGCCGCCAAGCAGGTCGCTGGCATGAGTGTAGCCGACGTGGCGGACCTCGACCCTGACCTGTGGGCCGCGCTGGCGGTCCTGGACCGGACCTTCGGCGCCGACCAGGTCGCCGTGCTCTCCGTCGCCCCGAGGCGGCCGGCATGAGCGCCAGGATGGCCCGGTGCGACTACTGCGGCGCGCTGTTCCCGGCCGCGCAGGTGCTCCTGTACTGGGTCCACGTCGAGACGCAGGACGACGGCACCGAGGACGGCGTCGAGATCGTGACGACCGGGATCTACTGTTCGGAGCCCTGCGGCGAGTGGTCCTCGTCCCGAGCCGGGACGGCACGCGGATGAGCGCCCCGACCCAGGCGCAGCGGTACCTCGCCGAGTGCCTGCACCGCGCCATCCCCGAGACGCCCGAGCGGTGGACACCGGGCCGCTACCGCTGCCCTGTCTGCTCCAAGACCCCGACCGACAAGCGGCTAGTGGTCGGCTACAACGACCAGACCCGCGAGGCGTGGTTCACCTGCCATGGCGGCTGCGACCGTGCCGCGCTCCGCTCCGCGCTCGGCATCCGGTCGATGGCGATGCTCCGTGACCCCGGCTCCGGCGCCGGCGCGACCCCGGCTGGCGAGTTCACCTACACCGACGAGCACGGCCACCCGATGTTCAAGGTCGCCCGCTGGGTCGACCCGGCCAGCCGCCGGTACTCCATCCGTGCCGACGATGGCGGCTGGGCATGGGCGCCGAAGGGATGGCGCCGCCCCTACGTGCTGTACCGGGCCGACGAGGTCCAAGAGGCAATCCTGGGCGGAGAGGTCGTCTATCTGTGCGCCACCGAGGCGGACGCGGATGCGGTTCACCAGACCGGCGAGGTTGGCACTGCGGTTTCCGAGCCGACCAGCGAGGGCGGGCTTCGGACCGAGTACTGCGAGATCCTGCGGGGAGCCAAGGTCCGCGTCGTCGGCGCCAAGAGCGACGGTGGTCGGCAACGCGCGGTCCGGTGGGCCGCGGCGCTGTCCACCCGCGCCGAAGATCCCACCGCGTGGGAGCCGGCCGGCAACGCGGACGTGACGACCCTCCGCAGCCACCTGGCCGCCGGGTTCGAGCTCGACGATCTCACGCCCCTCAAGAGTGGGGGGGACAAAACTGGCCAGCGCGAGGAGCTGCCGCCGCGGTGCGCCCTCGAGCAGGTCGAGAAGCATTTCAAGGTCCTGCTCGAACGCGGTGACCTCGAGGTCCTCCGGGCGGTCCTTGCCTGCTACGAGGCGAACAGGTACCTCGGCGGCGACCCCGTCTGGCTCGGCGCGATCGGAGGGTCGGCGACCGGCAAGACCGAGACCGTGACCGGGCTGGGCCGTTGTCCCGGCGTCATCGTCACCTCGACGATCTCCGGCGAGCCCGCGCTGCTGAGCGGCACGCCCGACAAGGACCGCGCCGCCGACGCGACCGGTGGACTGCTCCGCTCGCTCGGGGACAACGGTGTCCTGGTCCTCAAGGACTTCACGAGCATCCTCAGCATGAACCGCGACAAGCGTGGGCAGGTCCTAGCCGCGCTCCGTGAGATCTTCGACGGGCACTGGGACCGACCGATCGGCGGGGAGGGCGGCCGGACGCTGGAGTGGACCGGCAAGCTCGGCCTGGTCATGGCCTGCACCACCGCCTACGACCAGGCGCACGGCGTCATCTCAGTCATGGGCGACCGGTTCATCCTGATCCGGGTCGAGGACGACGACCCCAAGCAGAGCATGCTCGCGGCGCTCGGTATCGCCGGGCAGGAACGCGAGACCCGCGAGGCGTTCGCCAGCGCGTGCGCCGGGCTCCTCGGCCACCCGCCGGACCGTCCGCCGCTGGAGGCAACCACCGACGACCTGAACCAGCTCGCCGACTTCGCCAACCTCATCACGCAGGCCCGCTCGCCGGTCGCCCGGGACTACCAGGGCGAGGTCGTCCAGGTCATGGACAGGGAAGGCCCGGCACGGTTCGGCAAGCAGCTCTACGCGCTCTGGCGGGCCTGCGGGATGCTCGGCATGGACCGCGACGCCGCCTGGCGCGTCACCGCCCGGGTCGTGCGTGACTCGCTCCCAAAGCTCCGCTGGCGGGTTGTCGAGGCGCTCACCGTCGCCGACGAGGAGCTGTCCACGCGGCAGGTCGCCGGCCGGATCTGGCATCCGTACAAGACGACCAAGCGGACGCTCGAAGACCTGACCGCGCATCGGATCGTCAGGCGCCGGCACGCTGCCGCCAATACCGACATGTGGCGCCTCACGGAAGACGCGAAGCGGGTAGTCGCCGCGATCCTGGAGCGCGGGCCAGGAATGTCACCCCCGCTTGTAGAAGAGATGCAGGACGACGCCGTCGACCCGGAGCCGACACCAGAGCCCACCCTGCTCGACGACCCGGAGGACGAGCCGTGACCGCCGCGAAGGTCCGCCGGCACGGCAAGGCGGGCGGGATCACCGTCGCCGTCCGCGACGGGCGCGTCTGGGTCCACGCCGACTGGTTCCCCTACTCCGACGGAGACCTGACCCCAGCCGAGGCGACCCGGCTCGCCGATCTGCTGCACGCCGCCGCGGCGACCGCCACCCGCCAGCCGGCCGAGGTCGAGCGATGAACGACCAGCGCGACCCCGACCTGTTTCCCCGCTCCACCGCCTACCGCGAACAGGCCACCAGCAAGGTGAGCGCGGCGGCGCTGCTGCTCGCCTACGGCCACCTCCACGTCCTGGAGCTCCGCATCCAAGGCATCCCACCCATCGCCTCCGAACGGGGCGGCTACCTCCTCTACCACCACGTGCTCGTCGCCGCCGCTACCCAGCGGCTGTGGCCATCCCCACCCGGCGTGGTCATCACCCGCAACGGCGCGTTCGAGCTGCTCGACTCGTGCCTGGCCGACTCCGTCCAACGCGTCCGCCAAGCGCTCCAGACACCCTGGGACCACATCCCATGGAACATGGACTTCCACAGCCCGCCGGCCGCATGGATCACCCCCGACGACCTAGCCGCCATCGACTGGCTGGAAGAGACCCTGCGGCGCATCAGCACCGGCGGCGGGCCACTGCTCCAAGCCGCCCGCGGCGCCCACGACCAGGCACTGCACAAGCCCCGACGTAAGCGCGCACCCGTCGACCCCGGCTGGCTCCAGGAGCAGATCACCGCCACCCTTGACCGCGTCTGGTTCGCGCTCCTCCACGCCCGCCTGGGCCAAGGCGAAGGGGCACTGTGGCTCCACCAGCTCCTCGACGAGGCGAAGCGCCCCGTCTGGAGCTTCGACCAGCAAAGGGGGTGATCACCATAGGATCCGACACTGGCTTCTTCGGCACGCAAGGGCCGGTCAGCAGCGGCCTCCACGCTACCGCTGGCGCCTTCGGCATACCGCAGGGCCCCTCGAGTTCCTGGTAGCCCGGCGTGCCGGCCGTACCTGCACCCCGAGGATCGGCCGGCGCGCGCACCACCACCACACCACGCGCGCGCGAGGGGGGGCCGGGCCGCGACGCGAACGACGGCATCTGTTCGCCCCCTTGACTCCTCCCGTACACACATCCGGTCAGTCGCCCCAGACGGCGAACGGCTCGACCTGGCGGGGCGCGTTCTCCAGGCCCCAGACGGCCAGCTCCGCGGCGACCGCGGGGGCGACGTCGACGGGGGCGCCGCGGCGTTCCGGTGCGGTGGACCCGCCGAGGCGGCGCTGTTCCAGGTGCCGCATCGCCGTGGTCAGGGCGGGCTGGCCCTGGTGGCGGATCCGGCCGGCGCGCAGCGCGTCGAGGAACCCGCCGTGGGCGCAGACGAGGTCAGCCGAGGCCGGCCGGGTGATCTTGACCCCGGCGGTCTCCAATGGGCGGATCGTGGTGGCCGCGTGGGAGTGCTCGTCGACCACCACCACCAGCACGTTGCGCTCGTCGCGGAGCCGCTGGACCACTCCAACCGGGTCGGTCCCCTCCAGGTAGGCGAGCAGGTCGAGCAGGATCAGGTCGCCGTCGGTGTGGCCGGCGCCGACGATCGAGCAGTGCGCGCGGTCCTGGCTGATCTCGATCGCCAAGGCGACCTCGCTTGCCATGATGGTCCTCCTCGTGGCTGCGGCGCGGCGCCGCGCGCGGCGGCGTTGGCCGGACAGCCGCCCGCCTGCCTGCCGGTTGCATCGTTGGTGGCTGAAGCCGAGGTAGCCGGCGCGGTCGTCGGTGTGGTCCAGGTCGACGGGCTGGCCGTCGAGGATCGGGCGGCCGCAGCGGGCGCATGGAGTGCCGGCCGCGGTCGGGAGCAGCGCGCGGCGGATCGTCTTGTGGGCGGTCACAGCCGGCTCGCCTCCCACACGTCCCGGCCGATCACCTTCCAGCCCTCCAGTGACTCGTCGGGCCAGATGTTGAGGTAGGCGCGTTTGAACTCGGCCGGTCCCATGCTGGCCAGGTCGGATGCGACGGTGGCCGGGTCGATGAGGCGGCCAAGCGCCGGCATCGACCGCCACCACGTCTGCTCGTCGGTCGGGTCGTCTTCGGGGTTGGCGGCCCATTCGAAGGTGGCGAGCCAGTCGTCGACGCCCATCGCCGCGGCGGCCCGCCCGGCTTCCAGCTTCCCTCGCCACCACACGGACCGGTCGGTCCCGGCCGTCGACATCGCCCACAGCTGCGCGCCGGCCCGGGTCGCCATGGTCGGTCGCACGGACTGTTCGACGGTGGCGTCGGTGTGGGTCCATGCTTCGTCGACGATGACCAGGTCGGTGGTTTCGCCGTGGCCGGCGCTCTCGGTCGCACTCAGCAGCTCCAGCCGTGACCCGTTGTCGGCGGACAGGGCCTCGTTGCCGAACCCTCGGAACAGCTTGAACCGGTCGGCCAGAGGGCTGCGGGCCAGCCTCGGCCACCAGGTGTGCAGCAGCTTCCGCCGGGCCGCGACCCGGGATTGGGCGCTGTAGAGGACGAGCTGGTCCGGCTCCGACAGCAGCCGCCAGATGATCAGCGCCAGCGCCAGCGACGACTTGCCGGACTGGCGAGGGACTGACACGAGCACGTCGCGGTGGCTGGGGCGGCGGCCTGAGCGTTCCAGCGCCGTGGAGAGCACGAGCCGTTGCCAGGGCAGGAGCGGGATGCCCAATTGCCGGGCCGTGGCGGCCACCTGCGGGGCCAGGGTGCGCCGCCGGGTCCGTGGGGTCGCCCACCGGGGCGGACAGATCTCCATTCGGCCGAGCCTATCGCTGGGCGTCGTTGCCATAGATTATGCTGATAGCAGCGGAGCGGCCCGGCCGGCGGCTTGCGGACCGGCTTCCCACCGGCCGGACCCCGCTGTTGGAAGCCGGCCAAGGGAGTAGGGCATGACTGAGATGGTCGTGAGGATGGGTGGCGGCTGGGGCAACGCCGCCTACGAGCACATGTCGCCTGGGCTGCGGATGCGCTGCCTGCAAGAGGATGCGCGGCATGCGGCGCGGGTTGCCGCCGAAGAGCAGGACCTGCAGGTCCGCCGTGCCGCGTGGGAGGAGCGCAACATCCTCGCCAGCATCGAGCTGGCGCAGCAGCGGGCGATGGTGACGGGCGAGTGGGTCGACCCCCGCCAGGCGTACCGGGATGGTGGCGTCGGCCGGACCGTCCAGGAAGCGGTCCAGCACTTCAGCCTGCTGCAGGACATCGAGGACCAGCAGGCCGCGGCGGCGACCCGCCGCGCGGAACGGGAGCTGAACGAGCAGCTCTACGGTGAGGGCATCACGTGGGCGGACACCTCCGCGCCGACCGAGGAGGAGAAGGCCGAGGCGGCGACCGCCTCGGCGCGGGCGGACCAGGAGCTGCTGGAGCGGGGCCGCGCGGTGCGGGGCCGCAAGGCGAGGCAGGCGGCCCGCAAGGAGATCCACAAGATCGCCGCCAGCGAGGTGCGGCTGGCACAGATGCGGAACGAGGATCGTCGGCGCGCCGGCGCGCAGGCCCTGGTGCGGTCGCTGGAGAGGGGCTGGGACTCGTGAGCGCCGCGACCGCCCCAGAGCCGGACACCGCATCGCCCTGGGCCGCGCAGATTGCCGCGCAGGTCGCTGCGCAGATGGCCGACCCGACCGGCACCCGGCGGATCGTCGCCACGGTCGCCGACGGGAACCTGGCCGACCCGGCCGTCACCTCCGAGCTGGGCCGGCAGATCGAGGCGGCCACCCTGATATCGGGACTGCCCGAGTAGGTCCCCCGGTGGCGCGGCCGTGCCGTAGCGGCCAGCGCCCGGGACACACAGCAGCCCGGAGGTCCTGGATTCCTCCGGGCTGCTGGCCCTTCACCGGCTCTACGGCGCTCTAGCGGCGCCACCCGTCGCGGCGCCTGGGCCGTGCGGCCTTGGGTCCGGGCTCAACCGGCGGCGGCTTCTCCTTCTTCGGGGCGGCCGCCTGGCGGCCAGCGGCCACCTGCTGGGTAGCCCAACCGTTCAACACCTGCAGCGCCTGCTCGACCTCGGCTGGCAGGTCGCGGTGGTCGCCGACCTGGGCGCGGAGCCGGCGGATGAGCGCCACGGCGTGGTGGATCCGCGCTGCCGCGTTGATCACCGCCCGGTCGGTGTCGTTGGGGTCGCCTGGCGTCGTGACGCCTTGGCGGCCCACCTAGGCCGCCTCCTCCTCTGCTTCATTTTGGGGTGGCTCTGGGTCGGGGTCGGGGGGACGGACCAGCGCCAGCGCCGCCGACAACACCATCCGCAGCGAGCTCCGATCCCCGCTGATCGAGACGCGGACCGCGGCACCATCCGAGAACGACACCGACCCCGAGTCGAACTCGCGGTATTCCTCGTACGCGACCGCGTTGCCGGTGAGCTGGCGGGCGAACAGTTGGACCAGGACGCGGCTGGTGGGCGCGTCTGGGATACTGCCTGTGGCCATGGATGCACCTTCCGTGGTCCGGGCGCCGGGGAGCTAGACCCTCCCGCGGCGCCACCTTATGTAGACATGGCCTAGTCTCGTCTTCGACCTGCCGATCGCGATCGGTCTGCTGGCCGCCGCCGAGCTGGTCCCGGCTCCCGCGCTCGACGGGCTGTGGGCGGTCGGCGAGCTGGGGCTGGGCGGCGATCTGCGCCCAGTGCGCGGCGTG